TAGAGGCCTTAATTAACAAGGAAGAGGATCGTGCAAGTGATTTGCTACATCAATATTTTGTTAACAAAGGCAAAAGCATTTACGAAGAACTAAGTCAGTTCGACGAAGCTGCTGAAGAAGAATTAGAAGAGTCAGAAGATGAAGAAGTTGAAGAAAGTTTTGGCGGCGCCGCTGACCAAGACTTCAATGATGAAATCATTGCTGACGAGGAAGACCTAGAAGACGAAAGCCTTTTCGGTGAAGCTGAAGATGACATGGCAGCCGATGAGCCAAGCGAAGATGAAGCCACAGCTGATTTAGCCATGGGCGACGAAGAAATGCCAGCAGGCGACGAAGCACCAGCCGGTGACGCCGCAGCCCAAGCAGGCGAAAAGATTGATGTCGCTACACAGGCGCTAGAAGATCTAAAAGCATTGTTTGCTGAACTAAGCGGTGAAGCCCCAGCAGATGAAATGCCAGCTGGTGAAGCCCCAGCAGATGAAATGCCAGCTGAAGAAAGTCTAATGGCATTTGGTGAAGCTACAAGCCTTAAATCAGTTCCAGCCCCAAAACATGGCGATAACGGACAAAACACAAAAAGCCCAGTAAGCGGTGGTCCTAAAGTAGGCGGCAACGGTGCTAAGGCTGTTAATTGGACAGGTGAAGCTGACAAAGGTATGGCTAATCCAAGTGCTAAAACAGATGACATGGGCAATGTAAACAAAGTTGGTAATGCCAAGGCACCAGCTCCTAAGAGCGTAAGTGTTCCTAAGACCAGCGACAGTGCTAGCAACAAGCATAGCCCAGTGGTAAAGAGCTAATAATATGGCACTACCATTAGTAGAATCTTTAACCTACGACCAAGCTGGTATTCGTACCAACTTAGTTGAGAATGCCAGTGGTGGCAAGGATCTCTACATGGAAGGCATTTTTATTCAAGGCGGGGTTAAAAACCAAAACCAACGTGTTTACCCCGTTAATGAAATTGCCAGGGCATGTAATGCCATTGCTGAAAAAATTAAAACTGGTTACAGTGTGTTGGGCGAAGCTGATCACCCTGATGACCTACAAGTTAACCTAGACCGTGTTAGTCATATGATTACAAATATGTATATGAATGAAAACAATGGTATTGGTAAACTAAAAATCCTACCTACACCAATGGGTAACATCGTTAAGACTCTTTTAGAGAGTGGTGTTAAACTGGGTGTTTCCAGTAGGGGTTCAGGTAACGTTAATGAATCTGGTGGCGTTACTGATTTTGAGATTGTCACGGTAGACATCGTGGCTCAACCTAGTGCTCCTAACGCATATCCCAAAGCAATCTATGAACGTGTAATGAACGATCGCAGACGCGGCGTCTTAATGGACGTTGCTGGTGCAGTAAGACATGATGATAGAGCACAAAAATACCTCAAGGAAGAGGTTCTCAGGTTCATCAATAACCTAAAAAAATAAGGGGAAATAGATGAGCGGACTAAAAGAACTATTCGGCACTGGGGTTTTATCTGAGGAAGTTCAGACAACTCTACAAGAAGCATGGGATACAAAAGTTAAACAATTACACGAAGAAGTAGAAGCAAATCTTCGCGAAGAGTTTAGCCAGCGTTACGAGCATGACAAAGGTTTGATTGTAGAAGCGGCTGATAAAATGATTTCTGAAGCTATCCGTAAGGAACTAGAAGAATTTGCACAAGACAAGCGTTCAGTTGTGGAAGCCAAAGTGGCTTACAAAAAACAAATGCGTGAACATGCAAAACTTTTAAACAAGTTCGTTATGAATCAGTTAGTAAAAGAAGTTAAGGAACTTAGAGAAGACCGTGGCGCACAAAAAGCTAACTTTGAGAAACTTGAAGAGTTTGCTCTTAAGAAATTAAGTTCAGAATTACGTGAACTTAAGGAAGATGAGGACAAACTAGTTAAGGCTCGTGTTGACCTAGTAACAGAAGGTCGCAAAGTTATCGCTGAAGCAAAAGCCAAGTTCATCAAGGAATCTGCTGCAAAGGCAGAAAAGTTACTTGCTGAATCATTACGTACAGAAATTACACAGCTACGCGAAGACATCCAAGTCAGTCGCGAAAATGCATTTGGTCGTAAGATCATGGAAGCATTTGCTGCTGAATTTATGGCCAGTGGCTTTGCGGATGGCACGCAAGTTAAAAAGCTAGGAGACAAGCTAGCGGCTCTAGAAAACAAGCTAACAGAAACAACTAAGTTAGTAGAAAGTAAAGATGCTGAATTAGCTCGCGCTCAAGCTAAGATTCGCATTGCTGAAGATGCTGTAAAGCGTCAAGGCATCATGCAAGAGTTGGTAGCACCTCTCGGCAAAGAGAAGCGTGACATCATGGAAGACCTGTTAAAAACAACTAAAACAGATAATCTACGTGAAGCATACAACAAGTATCTACCAGCGGTATTAAACGAAACAGCAGTCAAGTCAACCGGTAAGACTGTTATTTCTGAAAGCGCAACATCGCAGAAGACTGCGGTAACAGGCGACAAAACTTCTAGTGAGAACACTGCTCCTGAGGCAGAAATTGTATCACTAAGAAAATTAGCCGGAATAGGAAAGTAAGTTAAAGGAGACTACAATGTCTGAGAAACTTTTCGAGGCCCAGAACTGGACTGCAACTAAGGATGTTCTACTAGAAGGGCTAAATGGCAACCGTAAGGCTGTCATGGAATCAGTATTAGAAAACACAAAGAAAAACTTGATGGAGAACGCAAGTGCAGGTGCTACACAAAGCGGTAACGTAGCAGTTTTAAACAAAGTTATTCTTCCAGTAATTCGACGTGTAATGCCAACTGTTATTGCTAACGAAATCGTTGGTGTTCAGCCAATGACAGGTCCAGTTGGTCAAATTCATACATTGCGTGTACGTTATGCTGAAACAGCAGCAGGCGTAACAGCAGGTAGTGAAGCTCTAAGCCCATTCAACATTGCTAAGGCATACAGCGGTAACGCAGATGCTAGCAATCCAGGTGGTAGCTCAACAGCTAGTATGGAAGGTGAAGTTGGTAAGAAATTAAGCATTCAAATCTTAAAGCAAACTGTTGAAGCTAAAACACGTAAAATGTCAGCACGTTGGACGTTTGAAGCAGCACAGGATGCACAAGCAATGCACGGTTTGGATGTTGAAGCAGAGATTATGGCTGCACTAGCACAAGAAATCACTGCTGAAATCGATCAAGAGCTATTAGGTAAACTACGTACACTAAGCGGTACAGCAGTTCACACATTTAGCCAAGCATCTGTAGGCGGTACAAGTTTTACAGGCACACCAACATTCGTTGGCGACCAACACGCTGCTCTAGCAATCATGATCAATGATGTTGCTAACCAAATCGCACAGCGTACACGTCGTGGTGCTGGTAACTTTGCAGTTGTTAGCCCAACAGCACTAACAGTGCTACAAAGCGCAACAACATCAGCATTTGCACGTACAACAGAAGGTACGTTCGAAGCTCCAACAAACACAAAATTTGCTGGTACACTAAACAGCAGCGTTCGTGTTTATGTTGACAGCTATGCTGACGCAACAACACCAATTCTAATTGGTTATAAGGGTCCTAACGAAATGGACGCAGCAGCATTCTACTGCCCATACATCCCATTGATGAGCAGCGGTGTTGTTCTAGATCCAAGCACAATGGAACCAGTAGTTAGCTTTATGACACGTTATGGTTATGTTGAGCTAACAAATACAGCAAGCTCTCTAGGTAACGCAGCAGACTACCTAGGCAAGATTGCTATGGGAACAGCTAAGTTCTACTAAATCGAACCTAAGATTTAGTCGTTTTAAAAGGGCACTTCGGTGCCCTTTTCCATTTTAGATAAATATCTGTATGGCAATCAATCTAAATCACCCCACCAATACCATTGACGGAACCAGCGTTCTAAACGTTAATTCGGGCGATGGCGAAAACATTGAATTAAATCCTGACAGTGGACTTGTAAATGTCAATGGTAACATTAACATTGTAGGGAACTTTACTGTTCAAGGAACAACTACTACTATAAATTCTACTACTAGTAGCATTGTAGATCCTATTATACTGCTGGGCACAGACGAAAATGGCAATCCTGCCAGCACTGTTGATAGTAAAGATCGTGGTGTAGCATTTTACTACAATGATGGTGCTGGAAATAAAACAGGATTTTTAGGTTATGACAGAGGTACTGGATATTTTAGATTTGTCCCAGACGCCACAATCTCAGGTGAAATAGTTAGCGGTAGTGACGGCACTATCAAAATAGACACGCTTGAATCAACTACAATAAACACAGTTGATTTAAATGTAAGCAATGACACTGCTATAACAGGAGACTTAACAGTAGGGGGCCATGTGATTGCACCTACTACTGAAATTGGTGATTTAAACTTTTCAACAAATACTATTAGCAGTGATTCCACTGGTGATATTGTATTAGATCCTGGTTCTAATGACATAGATGTAACTAATAGCACGATTAAAAATCTATTAGATCCTACAAATTTACAAGATGCTGCTACAAAAAACTACGTCGATACTTCTATTAGTTCTGATGTAAATTTAGAAATTGCCGCAGATACGGGTACGGGCACAATTAATCTTGATACAGAAACACTAACAATAAATGGCACAATATATCAAATAGAAACAAATATAACAGGCAATGTAATCACTATTACCCTTCCAACAAATATGACAGTGCCTGGCAGCCTGAATGTTACTACCGACTTGGTAGTTACAGGAACAACTACATTAAACGACCCATTAACAGTAAATGATACAGCAAGTATTACAGGCAATACTGATATAGGTGGGACATTACAGGTAACTGGTGCAACTACATTAAATGATCCATTGACAGTAAATGATACAGCAAGTATTACAGGCAATACTGATATAGGTGGGACATTGGATGTAACATTAACTTCTAATTTTCAAGGCGATGTCACTGTTCAAACAAACTTACACGTATTAGGCAACACAGATATTGATGGTGATCTAAATGTTGACGGCAATATTACATTGGGCGGTAACATTACAATTGGTGATCAAACATTAGATACAGTTACAGTTGTTGCTGATTTTACCAGTAATTTAATCCCAGACGTTGACAGCACATATGACATAGGTGAAACATTAAAGCGTTGGAGAACGTTATATGCAGATAATATAGATGTAAATGATTTATTAATAAACGATACACTAACAGTAACCGGTGATACTATCATTGGTGGAACCTTACAAGTAACTGGTGCAACTACATTAAATGATCCATTGACAGTAAATGACACAGCAAGTATTACTGGCAATACTGATATAGGTGGGACATTACAAGTAACTGGTGCAACTACATTAAATGACACAGCAA